TCCTCCTCCTCCTCCTCCTCCTCCTCCTCCTCCTACTCCTCCTCCTCCTGCTGACGTGAAAGATAAATTAAAAAGAATAAAGGGTTTAAATAACAAATTTACGGCAACAATTGACGGTGCGCCCACAAATTTCACCATTTCAGGTACAAATGTACTTATAACAACAAATATTATAACCACGTCTGTGTCTCTTAAAGAGTTTTATAATATACTGGGAGAAATACCTATATATAATATAAATGCGACACCTACGCAAGGACCTACGCAAGGTGGAAGCAAAAACCGCAAATCAAAGCGTCGTAGCTACAAAAAAAATAAACGTAGAAACACAAAACGCAGACAATATCGTTAAACACTAACCGTCATCTCTTCTCTAGAAACCATGTTTCTCAAAAACGCCATGATCTGATCCAGCCATTTTCGACCAGCGTCGCCCAGATCCGCGGGATCAAACGTAGCGTCCTCGTTCGTATTGAGTCGCAAGACCGGTAGCTCCGGATTATCGACTAACCACCGTTGGTGATATTCCCGGCACTTCTTCAAATAATCCAGCGCAATCGTCGCCTTCCCATCGCACGTCTCCCCATCGCGCGCCCTAACTCCGATCCGGTCGAAACAGACTTCGGCATCGGAATCCACGTAAACCACCGCGTCCAATTTAAACGACTCTTCGTATTCGCCAAAGAATCGTTCATATATCTGATACATCACGTCTTCGATCAAGCCGTCGTCGTGTAACATCTTCGCGAAAATATGTTTATCGGCATCGAGCGATCGTTCGCAAATCACTAGCTCGCAGTCCGGGTTTTCTTGAATCAGTTTACGGATCAAATGCAGGCGCGTGGCGTAAGCCATGATCTGGAATCCAAACGCGTATTTCTTCGGATCCGCGTAGAATTTCGAGAGCATCGTCTCGCCGCTTGCGTCCTTGATTTGTTCCCAGAGATCGACGGGTTCTCTCAGAAATATCCACTTCGAATTCGCTGCACACTTGAGCTTGAGCTGTTCCAAAAGCGTTGTTTTGCCGGCGCCGATATTTCCCTCTAAAGAAACGATCTTTAGTTTATTAGCGGGGTTTTTGCTAGAATCCAAGCAATATTTATGGTAAGCAGACACAAACGAGGTTTCAGAAAGACTTGCGAACAAAGAACTCATGGTTTTATGTTATAGATACATTTCTGAAAAATGTATTTATACGAATCAATTTTAACGACGTCTGGTAGCGCGCATTTTTCTGAATCCACCGGTTTTCTTTCCCGATTTGGTCTTGGTCTTGGTTTTGTTATGTTTGGACGCAGGGAAGCCACCCAGTTGTCCACCTTCGATTTCTTCATCGGTGCCTCCGGGTCGTCCAATGACATATTCTAAGACTTTTACTCTTTTCTCCAATCTTTCAAGTTTAACTTCTATATTTCCTTCCGGATCCGCTGCCTGTATATCTGTATTTGCTGGGTCCCCGCCATTCCCAGAAGCCTCGGTGTCGTCACCGCCACGAACCTTCTTGGGTTTGACATTCAATTTACCACCCTTTAATTGCGCATGCAAAGCCCTCGTCGCAGGATCCTTCATAGCATCGCTCAATTTACCGCGACCGTTCGAATACTTTTGGTTAAATATCATTCCTACAGCTTTCGACCATTCGCCTCCCATTATATATTATACGCGCAGATATTATTGGTCAGGACGTTTCATTTCTGGACCTGAGTTATCACACTTAATAAAATCCCTGATTTCGATTAAGCATAATGCGGGTTCCCTTATGACGCCCGGTTCCCTTATGACGCCCGACCGTAAAACCAAGAGTTTCTTATCTTTCGGATGCATACATCGAATCATCTTGTCCAAGAGATCACTACATTTATCCCGATCCATTTATAATTGGTAAACAAAATCGATAATTCCAAGATTATTACCATCCGATTCTGGGCTTTACCAGTAAACCGCTGGGTTTGAACCGTAAAATATCCAGCACTTTTCGTGAAGTAGGGAACTCATCGTTACCATAAATATCCTGTAACAAGACCCATTCAAAGAGTCCCCCTGAAAACACGTAAACTTGGCTAAATCCGAGAGCGGTTAGTTGACGTTGTTTCTTATCGACGCTCGGATCGGAGGAATTTCGACCATATATTATTAAGATCTTGGTGGTATATTGGTATCCCGCCAGCAATTCGTTAATCACGCGTTCTTCTTGGTCGCTCGGTAACGTCGATTTGATTAAACAATCTTGGTCCGCGATCGATAACGTATTAATAAGAATATGGGATTCGGGATTTTTTATCGCATGATGGACGTCTTCGAATCCGATTTTTGTGGATTTCGTTTCGAACCAATTTGTGAACATATAAGCTGTATTTAGTCGATAGAATATTTGGGTAATCTGTGCGCACCGAGCTGCAGATTTCTAACCAAAGTATTTTTTAGAAGTGCGCGAAAAGGCGTGGTCGCCCCAATGCCACACTTATGCCACGCTTTTTCGCGCTGTTTTAAAAATTCCACATCATACACTGTCTCATTATTTTGATAATTATAAGAAATATTTAAAATAGCAGTGGCGACGCTATTCCGCGCCGTTTAATTCTTGGAAATAGATGTGGAAGGAAATCGGAACTTAAAAATCGGTTTCCAAATAAGTTTACGAGCTAAATGTTATAAAAAGAGTCTTTAAATATATTACGGGCAATACGTGTGGAAGGAAATAGGAACTTAAAATCAATTCAGAAATAAGTTCCTATTTCCTTCCAAGATATTAAATATATTTTGGTTAAAAATCGATGTTTCTAATAAAAATATAATTAGGGGTTCTTGGAATTATTCGAAAAAAAGACCCACGGGAAAAAAATGGACATAGTCGGGTATGTCCATTTTCATAAAACGGTGATCAGAATTCCGGAAAAGTGTAAAACTTGAGCTGTTGGTAATGAATACTAAGACCTACCAAAATAATCACGCAAATCGCGACTGCATAACTTTTTTCCTCGAAATTGAGGGTTCGAAACGCGTGGTCTACTTATGCCACCGATTTAGCACCGAAAACACCACCATATCTTGACTGTATATATGCTAACATACCCGAACATTGATACACAGGTCTGTTAGCGTAACTACCATTTATGCCACATTATGCCACCGATTTAGCACCCTCTGACAAAGATAAATCTCTTAAAAAGTCGATTTCTAAGATAAATATATTTGGTCAATCTTGGAATTTCACGATTATCCCCGAAAAAAAGGACCCACGGGAAAAAATTGGACATCCCCCAACTATGTCCAATTTTAAAAACCTAGGGTTAAAAGTTCGGAAAAACCGAAAAACTAACCTGTTGGTAAGATATGATAAGACTCGCGAAAATAATCGTTCAAAAATTGTTACGATAAGTTTTCGGACCCGAAACCGAGGTGTGAAACCTGTGGTTTATTTATGCCACCGATTTATCACGGAAAACACCAGTTTTTATTGACTGCATATATGCTATTATTTTATATACCATAATTTACGTTTTGTTAGCATAGTCACTGTTTATGCCACATTATGCCACCGATTTAGCACCCTCGTTCCGATTTAGGGTGTTTTTTCTGTGGTATATTTATACCACATGGATCTCACCAATTTTCCCGTAAAAAAATATAGTTGCGAGGTCTGCTCGTTTCATAGTAACAAAGCTGCCGAATTCAATCGCCATTTATTAACAAAGAAGCATCTTAATGCCACCGACCCTGCCACGGAAAAAGCACCACACCATAAATGCGAAAAATGCAATAAATTATACGCGGATAGAAAGGGACTATGGTGTCATAAACGGAAATATCATAAAAATCAAGATAATGATATAGTTTCTAAGGAAGAGTTGATCATCGAAATTCTCAAAGAGCTCGCAGTAGCGCAACATGCGAACACCGATCTCCAGAAACAGATGTTGGAGCAGCAATCCATGCTCATCGAACTCTCCGGTAAAGCGGGTAGCTCCATTACCACCGCCAATAGTTATAACAATAATACCTTCAACGTCAATATGTTCCTGAATGAATATTGTAAAAACGCTGTCACAATAGAATCGTTTATTGATTCGATTGAAACGACCCGAGACGACGTGATGTATTTGACGCGCCACGGAAACAAAGCGGGAATGACCAAGATCATCACGAGCGCCCTTGGACAACTCGGTGTAACCGAACGCCCGATTCATTGCACGGATTTGAAGCGCCATACCACTTATATAAAAGACTCCGAAGGCTGGAATAAAGAACAAGCCCAGGAGAAACTCCGCCGACTATTATGTAATACACAGCATAAGTGTTTACAGCGGGCGATCGAAATCTTGGACTCCAACCCGAATTATCAGAAGAACGGCACCCCGGAATACGAAGAACGAATCAAGATGATGTCCGAGGTTACGAGCGACGAAGGCGAGGAACATGTTTTACGTAAGATCCAAGAAACCGCACAACTAAATCGCGAGATCGCTACTTCCGGAAACGCAATTATCGTTTAATTATTTATGTTAAAAGGAGGGGTCTGAAATCCATAAGGGATTTTGACGGAAGGGTCTGGAAATCCTTTTGCTTCGCTAAGGATTTCTGATGATCTTGGTTCCCTGCAAAAATTGAATTCAGAATGGATATAAACAATCACCAATAAATCTTACTAGAAACCAACGTTTTTCGAATCATGGATCTAAAGCAAACCAAACTCACTAAATCCGAATGGATGAACATCGAGATCCCCGTCTCGGACCAGGAGAAGTCGATATTACACCTCATCGTCGATGGATATCATGACGTCAACCTCCGACGTAATGACAACGTTTCGCTACTATCGCATATGAAGATGGAGTATAGTCCGGAAATTGAGAAACAACTGTACAAGCAGTATTTCGAGAAGGATGTCGATACCCTCATCGCCAAGCAAATGTCGAATGATTCCGATTCCGATGACCCGGTGAACCCTTCGAAAAACAAAAAACAGAAAAAAGAAAAAAAGGACCCGCCTCTAAAAACGCGCGATCTGATCCGGATTCAGAGTATGGATGCGAAATTAGATCAAGACCGCGCGCATATTTACGAATTCTTGGTCCTAGAGTTCTGTAAGGAGATCCTCAAAGGTTCCAAGCCCGCGTTTTATTTGTATACCTTGATCCAAATCAAGAAATCCACCATCACTCTGGTCAATAAGTATGTCATGGAGTTCGCCGACCGTGTTATCGCCAAGACCGTAAAGACCATCGCAATGCACGACGTCCTGAGATCCGCCCATGAGTTCATCGAGAAGAACCGGCATCTTCTGAAATACGAGGATAAGACCCTATTTGATCACCAAAAACAGCTATTCTCTATATTCCGCCAGGCGCCCTTGGATCCGAAACTGGTGCTCTATATTGCCCCCACGGGTACGGGAAAGACGCTTTCACCCCTTGGTCTCGCGGAAAAGCACCGGGTGATTTTCGTGTGCGCAGCGCGCCATGTGGGTCTTGCCCTTGCAAAGTCGGCGATTTCGGTAGGCAAGCGCGTGGCTTTCGCCTTTGGTTGCGATACCGCGTCGGATATTCGTCTACATTATTTCGCGGCGTCGGTCTACACGAAGCATCGCAAAACCGGAGGTATATACAAGGTCGATAACTCCGTGGGTGATAAAGTCCAGATAATGATTTGCGACGTCCAGTCCTATTTGACCGCGATGCATTATATGTTGGCGTTTAGTCCCCTCTTGGAAGACGAGACGGGTACGCCCTTGCCTAAAGATTCGGATTTAATTACGTATTGGGACGAGCCCACGATCAGTATGGATTATGCGGAACATGATCTCCACCCGATTATTCATCGGAATTGGACCGAGAACCGGATTTCCAAGATGGTGCTTTCGTGCGCTACGCTTCCCAAGGAACAGGAAATCTTGGATACAATTACCGATTTCCGCCAACGGTTCGACGGCGCGCAAATTCATTCAATTGAGAGCTACGATTGCCGGAAGTCGATCGCGGTCCTGAATAAGACCGGACATTCGGTCTTGCCGCACCTCCTTTTCAAGGACTACGACCAACTCCAGACGTGTGTCACGCATTGCGAAAACAATAAAACCTTGCTAAGATACTTTGATCTCCAAGAGATTGTCCATCTGATCGAGAAAGCACAACCGCTTATTCCGGAGCAATATAAATCGGAGAATTACTTTAATAAATCGATTTCTGAGATCACGATGAACTCTCTGAAGCTCTATTATTTGAAGGTTTTGCGAAACATCGGACCCAGTAACTGGACCGCATTGTTTGACGAGTTATCCCGGAACCAAAGACCCAAGTTTTCCAAGACCAATATTTCCAAGACGAAGAGCGTGGATTTGAGCAAACCACTAGCATGTACGCAACCATTTGGAAGAAGCCAGTCTCTGGCGCAGCCTTTGGTACAGCCTTTGGCGCAACCGAAGGGATCGCAACCTTTATCAAGACAGCAATCCGTGGCATATCCTCAAGCGCCGGCTCCAGTGCAAACACAGAACGCCTCGAATGGTATCCTTTTGACAACTGAAGACGCACATACGTTAACAGACGGTCCCACGATCTTCCTCGCGGAGGATGTAAACAAAATCGGTAAGTTTTATATTCAACAAACCAACATTCCCGTGAGAATTTTCCAAGGCATTTCGGATAAAATCGCGCAAAACAGCGCACTTCAACAAAAAATCGATGTTTTGACCAAGACCTTGGAAGATAAAGCGTCGGGTGAGCTAGATAAAGAGAAGAAGATCGAGCGCGACCAACTCCCTCCTGAAGTCAAACGTATTATGGAGCAAATCGAAGTCGTCCGCGGTCAAATCAAATCGGTGGCAATGGAACCAGTTTATATACCGAATACGACACAGCATCAACGGGTTTGGGTACCCTCGGACAATACTGTGCAAAATGCGTTTGTTCCCGCGATGGATGAAGAGTCGGTCAAAGATATCATGGGATTGGACGTTTCGGATCAAATGAAGTTGCTTTTGTTGCTCGGGATCGGAGTTTTCACCAAGGACGCGTCGATCATGGGAGACGGTTTTGATTCAGTACAAGCTTTAGCAGCCGAGTCTAAGACAGGGCAAGCTTTAGCAGCCGAGTCTAAGACAGGGCAAGCTTTAGCAGCCGAGTCTAAGACAGGGCAAGCTTTAGCAGCCGAGCGAACAAGCGGGCAAGCTTTAGCAGCCGAGCGAACAAGCGGGCAAGCTTTAGCAGCCGAGCGAACAAGCGGGCAAGCTTCAGCAGAAGAGTCTAAGACAGGGCATTTGGCGTATATGGAAATCATGAAACGCCTGGCATATCAACAGCGCCTCTTCCTAATTCTGGCGTCCTCGGATTATATTTATGGAACGAATTATCAGTTTTGCCACGGGTTTATAGGAAAGGACCTGAATAATATGACGCAACAAAAGACTATTCAGGCGATGGGACGTATTGGTCGAAATCAGATGCAACAGGAATATACGATCCGATTCCGTGACGACGAGATGCTGACACAGCTATTCCAAGCGCCTACGGTAAACCCAGAAGCTGATGTCATGTCGCGCTTGTTCTCGAGCTAATAAGTAGACCTGCAAAAATTGAAATCGATGTAATTCATTAATAATATCAGAATCATCCAGTCATGGACAATCAAACACATAATAACGTAAGCAAAGAAGAAATCGGAAGTGAATTATATAGTCTCAAGTTTCGATTGGAAAGCGCACTACAAATAATGTCGATGTATTATTATAAGGATCAACGTGGAGATTATTGTATATCTACCGAAATGAAAGATATACAAAACGTCGCGAACGAATTGCGAGTTTTGGCAGAAAAAACGAATAACGTCCTCAATAAAATCGATTCCCATAATTAAAACGAAAAAAATTGAAACCCTTATTTTGCAATTTTTTATTCCAAATTAGCCAGACCGAATGTACCATGTTTCATCACCACCAGAGTCCCCTGGATAAGTTCAAGACTATCTGCGGTAATGTCCGCTTGTATAACAAGAAGGACGTCCCCAAGAAGGCACAGGAGTGCAAGGAGATCCTGAAGTCCTTTACCAAATGTATGTGTGTACAAATCCCCATCGCCAACGGGTTTTCACCCGACCTCTTACATTTTGTCATTACCAAATGCAAGCAGAACTGCGGACTATGCCAATACAAAAACCCCAAGGACATGATCCGATTCATGAGCAATTTCGGCTACCATGCGATAACCAAGATCATGCCCATCAAGCAAATCATTGGTTCGTTTGAGATCTTGGAACACGTCATCCAAAACCACCTACATGAGATGCCAAGGTGTGATGTAGTCAAGATTACCGAGAAAGAAAAGGACCCATTGATTTCCCATAAAACAATCTCGAATATCCTGGATACAATTTATCAGTCAGAAGACGATTCCCAGATCCCACGTCTGAATGCGTATGTTTTGCTCAAAGCATGGATCAAAGAACCTAGCATCATCGAAGACCACTGGGACGCGCTCTACCATTTCGTCTTGGAACTCCATGCGACAAGTCGAGTGAACATCTTCGAGAAGTCGGATCTCCAGCCCCTTTTCCAGTATAAACCCGATGAACTCTTCTCGGTAGCTTTCAATAACGCTTGTCATACACGGACATACGATTTTGTGAATTTCCTGATCGATGTCCAAGATAGCGTCCATATCACATTCGATCAAATCCACTACCTGGATCGGTTTCCTAATGAAGTCAAGCAAAAGATCATCGGGAAGATGGAGAACCTACCAGAGCTCATTTCGCTAAGATACCACGCGTCTATTAGAAATGATCGCGTGGCTGACCAGTGGGATCTCTGCGTCTTCCCCGCGAATATCTTGGAATCTATGGTGATACTCAATGGTGGCTCTCACGATTTGATCGAGATCTTAATGGACCGCCATCGCGTCTACATCGTCTACGAGGACGAGAATGGCGAAGAGATGGGCGTGGATGAGGGCGGACTCACAAGGGACTTGTACACGACGTTTGCACAGCAGATTCGCGATAAATTCGAAGACGTGGATGGATATTTGATGCCTAAGCGCGGAAAGACGTTGCGCAAGGACGAGTGGGTTATCATCGGGGTCATGATTGCGAGATCAGTGTTCTGTGAGAATATCTCCCCGGGATTGAATCTACATCCGATTCTGGTCTATCTCATGCTGAACGGACATGAGGGCATCAAGGTCCAAGACTTGCTTGCTATCATGAAGCCCTTTAGCATAGACTGTTTGGATTATATGTCCAAGATTCTGGACATGCCCGTCCTTGAATACGAACAGTTTATGGATCTTCAGGGGGAGGATCCTACGATGGATCCGCGTAGGTATGCAATGAATTGTATCGTAGAGAAATATGTCTCGATTCCGGTGCAAGCTCTTGTCAAGGGATTTCGCGCACGCATGAACGTCCAGGATCGACTCACGTATAACCTTCAACTCCAGAACTTCCATTCTTATTTGTGCGGAACGGTTTCGTATAACATTATGAAGGCGAACCCGTTCTCCCTGAAAGAGAATCTGGAGGTGTTTTATTCGGATGCGGATAGTCCAAAAATGAACGACGCAACCCGGGCGTTTAGCGAGACCCTGGTCGAAATCTTGGACCACTTGAATACTACGGATGTGGATAAACTCAAGGCGTTTCTGAAATTCTGGTATGGGACATCGTCGATCCAGAACTTTGATAATAAGAAAGCGACCGTCCAGTTCCTGAGAAATGACGGAACCAGCGGTTTCGATTGTTTCGAGAGTAGCACGTGCTTCTATAAGTTGTATGTGTATCAGAAGATCGCCTTGGATAATTATCGAAACAAGACGAAGCTGCGCGAAAAAATTACGCAAATGATCGATACGACTCTGGCGAACCAGGCGCTAGTAGAGACCGCGGGTCTCAATATGCAGCAGAGTTAGATGAGGGCGGCTTCGCTTTACTCCCCCTCCATGAAAAACCTAATTAGTTTACCTCTCTATTGTTACGTGTAATGCTTTGGTAATTTTATAAGAAAAATATGTTTTTTTTATAAACTTTTTGAGATATCCGAGTAAAATATTTAGTTTTTCTGAAAGAGGAGTTCGGGGAACCTTAGGTAAAAGCGAAGCGCCCTGAGTTAATGAATAATTAGAATATTTTTTTGCGCTTTATAGTCGAGTTCCGAATATATTCCGTATCGCTGACCGGTGCCATATCTAACATAACCTTCTCTAACCGTTAACACCATGAATCTTCCAGTAGGAGCCTTAAACCAAACGCATCCGCGTATGGGGTTCTGAAAACAATCACAGTGGACTTGTTTAATAAGCGGGCGCTTTTTCAACATGGTAAATCTTGGATCGGATTTTGGGATACGACGTATATTGATATATTTATCATTGCGCCATTCGGCTTCGCCAGTATATAGTTTGATGACATTTACGATATCCTCAGGGAGAACGGATTTCAAAACACTCGTCATGATGGTTAATTTTCGCAGTTCGTTACAAAAGATAAATCGCATCAATTTTTCTCGAAAATTATATTCGTTTATTATATAAAAATGGAACAAGATGCGATATCATATAATAATGGTCAACCTTCAGAGGTAACGTCAAATGACAATGGCATTACACCTGACCAAAAAAACATACATTCCCGATAGTGAATTGGCAAACTATATGATTAGCATGTATAATTGTGTTAAAGATAATGGCAGTTATGATAGAAATGTTACATCAGATGCTAATGCTATAAAAGATTACCATATATATAATTCAATTGATAAAATTGTAGAACAGTTGCGGATGAAAATAGTTTTTAATGGCGATTTTAAAAATGAAAACATTTCCATTGAAAATGTTAAGACCTGGTTAAACGATGAAAAAGAATTATTAAATAAAGAAGTTAATCCCCAACGGGTTAAATTATTAACACCAACAATAGACAAAAAGATAGAAGAAATTAATAAATTAACACAAACACAAACACAATGTACAAAAGATACAGTATTGAACATACTTTATAACGATCATGTAATGTTGAAAGAAATACGCCAACTAATGATGATGGTACAACAACGGACAACTCTTTTGAGTCAAACTGCATTTACGCCCAGTTCAAAAAGACTTATAATTTATACGTCTTTCTATAGCGTTCTCTATATGTATTTATATTCTTTAGGAGCTTTAGGAGAGGAAAATGTTCTTACGTATTTAAAAGATGGAAAAAAAAACGTTCACCGAAAATTGTAGATCTTTTACTTCCACCTAAACAGTATGAATTGGGGCTGCGTTTAGTTACGGATTTTTTAAGTCTGACAACGCATCGAGACACTAAAGCTGAATTAAGACAACAATCTCGCCTTGAACTACCCGAACTACAATTTGCCAAAAATAGAGCGGGAGGTATAAAATCAACACGCGTAAAAAAACTGCGTGGTAAAAAACTCGTTACACAAAACGAAGGTTTGGTAAATATTAATCTATTTTTTACATCTTTTTTTCATTAAAACTCGGGACTTTAATAAAGAAACGATTCTTCCATTGGAATCATCACTGCACGAACCAGCCAACAGGAGAAAAAGTGGAAAAAAAGATATCGTCTAGGAAAACGAAAAAATACACTAGATACATGTTTTTTATTTTTTACATCTTTGCGCATTTAAAGTGCGAGTGGTAACCGTTGCATTTGCACAATTAAATCGTTCCAGAATGTGAAATTTATCAGTGCAAAAGTGTTAAATTCACCAAAAGTAATTAGGATTCGGGTTCAGTTCATACCCCATATTATCATCGGACCAGTTTGACATCGTATCGTAGTTGTCGTCGTCTGGGAACTCGTCCTGGTCAATGCATCGGCACAAAACCCGATGATCAAGTGCTACCAAGTAGTTCCCGCAACAGTTACAGTTCATGCTGGTAATATATACTCCCCCGGGAATTCCGCGGACACAGAACTCCCAGTTCTCCGACGTCTCTGAAAACCGCTCACCACCACAGTTATTGAGACGGGAGATGGCGCGCGAGAACGTCTTGACAACTCCGCGCTTCGCCGCCTTTACAGACGCTGTTACGGCGTCATCGAAAGCGTAATCCTTGATCACCTTCACGACGTCCATAGGTAACAACATCCCCTTGACCCCCAGACTATGTACAATTAGCTGCTTTTCGATACTCATTTTGATCGGTTGATTTCAATTAATTGATTTGGAAAAGGCTTTTCAATTTTCTCATCAGGGATCTAGTGATACGTATAATGCCCTAAATTTTCGCCTAAGGATTCAGTCTGAGCATAGTTCTGTGTGAAATCAATACTGTATCGCAAAAACCCGACTAATGCCCTTTGTGTCGGCATATTATCAACGCCCATTTGCGCTAGCTGAATACAGCTCGAATTGATGGAGGACGTCTTGAATGTTCTTTCGAAAAGCCGAAGCAAAAGCGAACAGTTCATACCCCGGATCACGTCATATTGCCTGTATTGATAAACCAAATTATACGTGTATATTGAGTATCCATACCATTGATAGAAACAATTTATGTAGACTGGGTGCCGATTCAAATATCGCTGTATTTTGTTCGGAATGCGCTCTTCTAATTCAAATTCCATAGTATTAGGGTGTGAAAATCGGATGAAGTTACATATCATGAGCCGATTAGCTTTTATATCGTGTTTGACCGCACATTCGATAATATCCTGAATCAAGTATTTTATGTTTTTGCCAGCTCCAATATCTAAATCAAACAATAATACGTCTATATGAGGATTCGATAACAATACGGCAGCGAGGGCGGGTTTATATAAATCATCGTTCGGCGAAAATCGATCGACCAGAATCACCAACGCCTTTGATTCGGTATTACGTAGGAAAGCGGGGATCATTTGATAAGAAGCGTTGGAATGATATACCTTGTTTTTCGCCTCATATGGGTGGTTGAATCTCTGTTCTTTTTCGTTGAGTTTTCCACCGATCGAAAGATAAACGCGCGTATATTGGGATCCAATCCAGTTTTCGGAGAACCAAGCCCCTAAATTTTCTGAGATTTCGTGGATTGTCATTTCATTGTAATTGCATATTATAAATTACAATGAAAACTAATCAATTTTAGGAGGGAACCGTAGGTTCCCTTCCGAACTCTCCCTTTTTATCTTTTCCAGACATGTCAACCGTTATCCTACAATTGCCCATGCATTTTTGGCAACAATAAAGATTAAATTTAATTAGTTTTGTAAGAAGGATTTTCAGACCTCCCTTTTTCTTATCGTTTTTTCGAGATCCTTTTCTTAGAACCCCGGCGTTTCCTGGAACCACGTTTTTTCCCGCCTCTTACCTCCTCTTTTTTCGATTGTTCCATTTTGTCTTTTTCTTCCAACTCTTTTATTCGAGCGGCTGACTCTTGTTCTTCCCTCTGAATTTCTTGACGATCATTCGCGTCCGAACTAGGCGAAAAAACGCTCGGTAATTTAATACTAGAAATCGAATCACCAACTCTCTCCACTGCTGCCCCCACGCCGTATTCTTTGTCCGCAATAGTGGCGTACGTCATTACACCTAAAAATATAGCCACCATTCCAAATGAGGCAATCGGAATGCCCTGATAACCGACGTGCACCGCGCTATCTAGATAATTCGCCGAATTAAATGCATTTTGTAGTTTCGTCATTCCGTTATTGAAAAAATCTTGAACTTTATTGAACCCTTGATTAAAACTACTACTCATGTCTTATATATATTAAGATTTTTTAGCAGACCTATAACCAATCACTGCGCATGCAATGCGTTTACCGGCATTTCCCGTGACCAGACTCTCCGCGTCACCGCCTTGACCACAGTCGTCTTCTTCGGCGTGAATAATAAGCCCGCGACCAATAATATTCGATTTTGTTCCACGTAATTTAATCATATGATCGGAAAATCTATATTTCGCACAACCACGCGCGTCGGTTACAAGATTACCTAAATCCCCTACGTGACGCACCTTAGAGTCTTGACCTCCGTGATCTACGCCGTAAGGATTGAAATGCGCGCACATACTTTCGCATTGATCGCTCATATCTCCGCATTCATGAACGTGAAAACCGCGGAGTCCCGACTTTTTCAAACCGACCAAATCAACGTCTATAATAACTGCGTTATTCCGAGAGTCTTCAGTAAAACATACAGTGCCTTTTATTTTCGGACCGGGGAATACGGCGATGGCTTTTATAATAGAGGACATATTATTAATAATAATAATATATTTATATGGTTTTCTAGTGGATTAGTTCAAAACGGTAGGGTGCTCGATTTTAATTCTTGATGTTTTCAAGAATTAAACTAAAAATTGTCCTTTCCAAAAAGCTAACAGAATTTTATAAATATTTTTCTAGAGAAAAGGGAGGGGTCACAATTCGAGAAGCGTGGCTCCTCTTAGAACTGTAGGTTCCCTGCTAAGGCGGACTAAGCCTCTTGCAAAATATTCATGAGGATTACCGCGTAAACCGCCATCATCGTGATATATATTTACATAATGAAATCTTTATATAGTAATATTCCAATCATCCCATAGCCCACCCGCGCTAAGATTCGTCAATAACGGTGAATCCGAATGATTATGCGTATACTGTTCAACTAATAATGCGCGAATGTGTATCGGAGTTCCCGCATTTTCTAGACTGCGTAAAACCTCCATCTTTTTGTTATTCAAAATCAGCTTTCTTAATAATTCGCAAGATGTATCCGGGTCATCATCGGGCACGCGCCGATCATATCCATCGTCGGAACGATCTACACGTCGATACCGTTTCGACATTTCCTTAATACTCGAATTATGTTCCTCTAAATAATTATC